TGTTCACGTATAAAGGCGCGAAGGGTGGAAGGTTCGACCCATTCACGTTGTGAAGCCTCATATCCTTGCTCATCAAGGTATTGGCGGAGACCTCTAGCTTTCTCGTCTTCATTCCTCCCAAAGCTACAAGAGACTTGGTTCTTTACTAAATCCCCAAATCCGTTGTTCCTTAACCAAGCATAAGCCATTGCTCTTTTTTCTGGCTTAATGGAAGCACCATAATAATCCTTAACGGATATTAGTCTTCCATCTGCTAGTTTTAATTCTGATAAACCTACTTCCGCAAAAAGACTAGGAAGAACTTCTTCCGATAGTTTTTTCCTGTAGTCTTCTTTCTTTTTTAGTTGTTCTTTTATATCGTTTATTTCTTTATCTGTTTCTGCAACATCTGTCGCAACTGCGCCAATTTTACCTAAGTTATCTTGGGATACGCTCTCGGCATCTTTTGCCATTTGATTAATTAAATTATTCATTCCTATTCCTCAAGTCTATTTCTATATCATAATATTTTGTTTCGTTGCGGTCCCACTTCAATACCTTGAAGCGACCGTTGTTTATATCTGCAGCAATTGCTCCAGCAACCGCTATTATAGCAGGATCTCCGATTAAAAGCAAGTAGTCCTTATCATTAAAATCTCTTAACTCTTGTTGAAGTTTAAATGTTAAAGGACCAGATGATAAAACTATTTGTTTATTATCTGGAAGACAAATTTTGAGATCCCCAAATTTTTCAGCAGATCTTATATTTCTACCCATTTCTTGCAAAACGTAAACTGTCATAATTTTATTTCTTGCTTTGTATTATAGCATATGTTATAATGAGAGTCAACATTAGAAATAAGAATGTACAAATTTAAAACAGAGCCATATGAGCATCAAAAAGATGCATTAAAAAAATGCTGGAACAAGGAAGCATTTGCCGTATTCGCAGAAATGGGAACTGGCAAGACCAAGATAGCATTGGATAATGCATGCATATTATACAACAAGGGAAAGATTGACCGTGTCCTGGTAATAGCTCCTAAAGGAGCTTATATGACATGGGTGGAACAAGAAATTCCCATACACGTTCCGGACTATATAGAAAAAAAAGTACTCGCCTGGAAACAATCCACTAGTCAGAAATACAAAGCACAGTTAAAGGATATAATGAATATTCAAGACTATAAATTAAAAATTATGGTTATGAATGTAGAAGCATTTTCTACAAAAAAAGGAACTGATTTTGCAAGATTATTTTTGATTGGAAAGTCAATGATGATAGTTGATGAGAGCACAACCATAAAGAATCCACAGGCAAAAAGAACCAAGTCCATATTAAAATTGGGGCAAGAAACAAAATACAGAAGAATATTAACTGGATCCCCAGTTACCCGGTCACCCATGGATCTTTGGGCACAAATGGATTTCCTTGACCCAGAAATACTGGAGCAATCAAGCTACTACGCATTCAGGACACGTTATGCAATCATGGTTACATCGAATGCAGCTGGTGGAACACATACGTACCAGCGTATCGTCAAGTTTCAAAACCTGAAGCAACTGGGGGAGCTCGTAGCGCCCCATTCATACCGCATATTGAAGAAAGACTGCCTTGACCTACCAGATAAGGTATATACCAAGCGTGAGATAGAATTAAGTGATGAACAAAAAGAAGCATATGTGGATATGAAAGCTAACGCAATGGCAGTCCTCAAAGGGCAATCCATGACAGCAGTTAACGTCCTTACTCAATTGATAAGACTTCACCAAATAACATGTGGTCACATGAAAACTGATGCTGGTCATACCATAGATCTTAGAAGCAATAGGATAGATGAATTAATGCATATTTTGGATGAGACCACTGGAAAAGTGATCATATGGGCCAATTATATTCATGATATTGAAAAAATTGAAGCTAATATAGCCCTTGAATTTGGAGCAGATTCATGCTGCACATATTATGGTGCAACGCCCCAGGATAAAAGGCAAGAATGCATACGCAAGTTTCAAGACCCCGAATCTAAAGTAAGATTTTTTATTGGAAATACACAAACTGGTGGATATGGAATTACTCTTACTGCTGCAAGCACAGTTATTTATTATTCAAATAATTATGATCTGGAGAAGAGAATACAGTCAGAGGATCGTGCCCACCGAATAGGGCAGAAGAACAAGGTACTATATATTGATTTAATGGCAAAAGGGACTGTAGATCAAAAGATCATACAGTCCCTCAGAAGTAAAGTTAACATCGCTAAAGAAATTAGCGGTGAAGAACTTATTACTTGGATTTAGTTAATTTTTATTGATCGAGCTTTCTTTCCTTCTGGAAGAATGCGCTCCAATGAAACTTTTAACAGTCCATCTTTCAGTTCCGCTCCTTTTACCTCAACATCATCAGCAATGGTGAACGATTTAGAAAAATAACGTCTGGCAATTCCTTGATGAATTACATTGTTAGTTTCATCCGCATCCTTTTTCACTGACTTAATGGTTAAAAAATTATCCGCGTAATCCACTGTGATATCTTTCTTCCCGTAGCCGGCAAGAGCGATTTCAATGTCGTAGAGTTCGTCAGTTTTCTTAACGATGTTATAAGGTGGATAGTTGACAGTAGGAGCTCTGAAAATATCGCCATCGAACATTCTTTCGAAATGATCGAAAACGTTATCGAATCCTATTGTAACTGGTCTGAGTTGATTGAAAATAGATAGTGCTTTATTCATGGTAACCTCCTTTTAAAGCAAGATTTACTAGGACCCATTATGGCGTCCTATATACTATATAACACTTTCTGAATATTTTTCAAGTCTTTTCATGAAGGAATCGGATGCCCTTGTGAAATTTTCCCCGTCAAGCTCAAATCGTTGGAATATCAGCCCCCTGGAGCACATTAGCACTACTCCTTGGTCAATTTCCGTTCCAAAGAGGTGGTTGTGCGCCTGGGCATAGGCGGCGAGCTGCATGAGGTAGTCTTGTACCCACTCTCTCTTCTTAGGCTTATTTGTCTGCTTGAAGTCAATAATGGCAGGCCTTCCTTTATATAATCCAACCATGTCAGTAGTCCCAGCGTACTTGCCAGGATAATACAGATGAACTTCAGAACCCCATACTTCGTCAACATCCTTTAGTCCCTCCTCTATTATTTTTTTCGCCATTATCTCCGCTTCCACGCCAATATTAGTCAGATCCTTGTATGGTTTCCCGTTCACAAAATGTTCTATGTATACGTGGAGTGCGGTTCCAATTCTGGCTGCATCCTCCATAATTTTTTCAGCTTTTTTCTCCCCCACGCGCTTACGCCATGCGTAGAGGCCACTCTTGTCCTTTGTCTTGGAAAGGACTGAGGTTACGGACGGTAAGCTTTCCCCGTCGGGTGTAAGATATATTCTATATTCTCCGTCTTGCCTCTTTAAAGAGGTGTAGTCATACTTCTTTATAAATTTCACGCATGCATTATATCACAAGTGATACTATTCCGCCAGTGTTAAAATGTGGATTCCTCGTCCTGGAAGGGGTTATATCCGAAGGTGCGAAGTTCGGCGTTCCAAAGGAGTAAGGCGTAGGCGCATTTGCAACCGAACGTGGTAGATTAGCTCTGTCAATATAATTCCTCGCTTCATCTGTCCATTCTCTAATGTTAGTTGCAGCTCCTCCGGTTAAATTCATATCTCTATGTCGAGTACGATCATCATGTGCTCTTCCAATCCAGTAAGCTTCATTATGACCAGGAACATCCATTACTTTTCGATCAGGTATATACCTCGTCATGTTTATATTCTGGGTTACGTTAGGCATGTCAAATTTATATTTTCCCCTATTCCAGGGATACTGAGTGTATGCATGCCCCAGTTCGTGTGAAACTACGTTTAAATTCCATGGATCAGTGTCTTCTCCTATCTGCAATGATGTTCCCTCCAGATCTTCGAGTGTTCTTGGCTTTCCTGCGCCCTGAGAAAAAGCTCTATCCACGTTGGGATCCGAGAAATCTAACATCTTATAAGGGTTGAATGCTATTGCTTGATCACGGCCACTATAATAAGCACCTGCAGTAGGATTACGTTTCATGTAGTCCTCACTCATGAATCCAACATCAAAATTAGGATCACTCTGCCCCTTCATGATGTTCATCATTGTAATGTAGTCAGGACCAGTGTGCCCATAGAACTGCTGATCAGGTGCTTCAACATACCTAGTTTTGAGGGCATTTTCATGTCCTCTTATAAATGGATCTCCGCCAGCTATGGGCGTCTCCCAGGATAATTCATCATAATCTGTATATTCCTGCGGCACCAACGCATGCTGTATGTTTGTATTGCCATAGTAATCAAGCATATCGTTTAGGTATGATTGCTTTACATTCTCTGGAACAGCACCGTGTTCTTTATACCTAGAAGCAAGTGGATACAAATACTCATCCCTTGTACCTTTATCACCTATGAGATAATCCGGTCCCTTCTCTTCTCCCCAGTCCATTCTATCTGGTTGAGGCCAATCTCTGCCTGAACCTGTGTTATACTGAGAGTCAAAGTACTCACCTGGCATCATAACGTCCGAGGCAGCTTGTCCTGCCGGACCATAAGTCTGCCCCGTAGGAGGTCTTTCCCCCAGCAAGTCCCACAAAGTAGGCATCTCCCCACTGTTCCAATCCCAATCAAAATTAAAGTCATTTCTATAATCAAATGGATTTCTTTCTGGCATTATCTTCTACCTCCAGGAAATGGTATCACGTTGGCGCCACTCGCTGCGTCCTGCCTTCGCTGTCTTGCAAGTGCAACCATGTACTTCTCATAGTCCGTCAGTCCACGCTGCCGTAAATTTCTCTTTGACATCTGTGCGATGGCATTCTGCGCCAGCTCGTCCACGTATTCCTCACCTCCGAATTCACCCCAGTAGGTTCTTCCTGCCTCATTCATCTTGGCGTACTCATCTGGGTTCGCACGGTACCAATTGATGAGATCCTTTGTCGTTCTTTCACTGTTAAGTTTTGCCTTCATCTTCTGCATGATTCCGCTGTAAGGTGTTGCCCTATTCTCCGGTGTTATATACTTGGCTGCGTTTCGCAGAAGCCCTTCCGCTGCACCTATTCTAGATTCTAATGCAACTCCACGGGGATACCATGCATGATACATGGTTTCATTTTTTAAAGTCTTGACATGCCGGTCATCAGGATACTGTTTAGCAATGGCAAGGACGCGACGCATCGCATCCTTGCCATACTTTTTGCCGATTAGTGATAATATTCCGTACATCTCCCCCCAAACGGCCCCCTATCCTACTAAACCTGTATAAACTGACCTCAATAGTAATCCTAAAACCATGAATGAAACCGTCCAGACGATCTTGAAGATCGTATCTATCTTGGAACTCATGTGTGTAATATGATTATCCAACTTTTGATGGATCAACTGAAGCTCCCCATTAATCTTGATAATATCCTCGCGGTTCGCTGTTATTTTTTCTTCGGCCATTACCAATCAGTCCCCCAATTTATGTAAGCATTATAAGCATCATCCTCCATATCATATCCACCGCCAAATCCTAAAGTTCCACCCCATAAATTTTTATCAAAATCATATCCAATTTGTTGGTCACCTACATCAACTTCAGGAAAAAAAGGATCCACTCTACTGTAAATGTCTTTCATTTTATTAATTGCGGGACTGTTTGCCAACGCCAGCATCACCCCTGAATTGTTCCGGTCCGATGACGCCTGCAACCATCCTGGAGACAAAGGAGCATTATAATTTCCTCCTGGCTCGTTAAACACAGGGTAAGCGCCTTGTCCTCCTCCCTGCTCCCATCGTTGTTGATCACCCTGGTTTTCTTGAATGATTCTGTTGACCGTGGCGTCATACGCCCTGTCCTGATTTGATCTTGAAATGTACTGCTCCCTAGGACTCCAGTCCCTCGCGGCTTGTCGTGTTTCTTCAAACGGATTGACTGATCCGCCTGCTTGGTAGTCATGAGGTCCAACAGTAGCTCCTCCATATTTTCCTATGTCATATAGATCTACCATTACAACACTCCTAGTATCCCTTTGTTCTTGGAATTCTGAAACGGATTGTCATTGATCCCCGTCTGTATGTCCGTGTATTTCCCCTGATTGTTCATCACGGGGTTCATTTCCATTAGCCCACCTCCAGCAGCGTACTGTGTTCCGCCGCCATACTGTGCAGCGAGTGCCGCATCAGTGTTTCCTGTATATAGTGCTCCAGCTGCCGCCGGATTCATTGTCGGATTTCTCATTATTGAAGAGCCAACACGCGATGTGTCGTACGCTCCTCCTGCCGCCTCAGGTGCATAGTCAACTGCTCCTTCCGGTGCCCCAAACTTAGGACTTAATAGAGACGGAGTTGGATCTATATCAGATCCCTTTTTAATCATATCATATCCCTTTCCAAGTGTATCAAGTGGATTCATTACAGCTTCTCCTACTTGAGCACCAGTTGTCAGTAAGGCTTCCTTGGCTTTTTCATTAAGTGTTTTTGCCTGCTGGAATCTTTGTCCTGACTGGTCAAACATTTTTTGATCTTGCTCAAGCTCTGCTAAGTCACGGTCGAATGCAATCCATTCCTCTGGGTACATACGAACTAGTCTAGCAAAGTTTGCAAGTCTAATTGTCTCTGGCAGGTTTGCATTTACCATATTTTTAAGAACCCTGTGTGATACTGGATTGGTTAGAACCTTTCCACCATAGTTGATCAGGAATGCCGCAGCACTCATCATCAGTGGTCCAATTCCTATAAGTGTACCAGCCTCAACAGCTCCTTTTCCGACCATTCCCGGTCCCAATGCCGTTGAAGGAAGGAACGCTCTTATAGCTGACCTAGTGGAACCCATGACTGCACGACGCATCATGAACTTCGCTCCGCTAGGAACGCCATTCTCGAAAAGCTTCGAGAGAACCATTGACAGGTCATCAAAATCCTTCTGGGTTGGCATCTTTGTTCGCTCTCCCTTTATGAATCCTTCCGGCAATTCCTCACCAAAAATTTCCCTCAGTCCCTTGCCAACTCCTGTTTCATAAACTGCATCATCAAAGTGGGTCCATCCAACTCCAGGCTCCCAAACTCTGAGCTTTGTTATCTCCGGTGATTCGTCAAGTGCATGGCTGAACAGTGTCTTTAATTTTGATCCTTCTTTTCCAAGCCCAAGTCCGGCCCTGAATCCTGCCGCATCAAAATATTGCAGCCCTTCCTTTTCAATGATGGATGCATTAAATAGATCATCAACATATGTTCCCAATCCGTTGTGGTATCCACGATCACCTACAATTCTTTTAATTGCAGCCAGCTCCACCTTGCCATCTAGAGCATGCTTCTTTGATGCATTAATAATAGTATCAAATAGAGTATGGGAAGCACGCGTTGTGCTGCCATCAAGAATAATATTGAATCCTCTTTGCTTAACTTCTGCTCTCGCTGCTGCCTTGCCGACATTCGTTCCCCAAAGCATCAGCCCTGAAGAGACAAACTTGTCATATTCATCGAACGCCTTGGCAACATCCGGATATCCCATTTTTTCAAGGGATGCCACGTCATTCTCCCACGCCTTCATCAGGCGTGAAACATCATCCGCATAGGTAGTCTTCGCCAGTACCTTGTTCTTGAGTGGAAGCAATAAGTCATTGATCTGCTCGCGAAGCCCTTTCATCTGGAATACATCGCGCATTGCATGTTCCCTTCCTTCGCCAACAGGCTTTATTATTTGGTTGTCTAAAAATTTAATCAACTTGCTGCTGACTTCCTTTGGAATTATTTCTCCTCTAGGGTCGAGCTGAAGCTTTCGTGTGTATTCTCTTCGTGTTTGCTTTGCAACATTTACCAGAGTCTCATCGGAGAATCCTTTTCCCATTCCTTCCGCCGCATCAGTGAATGCTTTCTCCAGTGTCTTCGCCTGCGCCATGAATCCTTTTAAGTTCTGTGATGCTAGAAAGTCCCAGCTCTCCAACATCTCATCAAGATGTCCATACGGTGCGAATCCACCAATCATTTTTCTCATGACTCCATCAATGTAGAAGTCACTTTGCTTTGCCATGTTATTCTTTATACTGATTCCAAAGAGTGGTGCTGGTGATAGCATTGAAGTTATCTTTCCACCCAAAGTTCCACCAACCATTTGCCTTCCAACCATTGTTCCTGGTATTTCAGTTGGATCCGGCCACCATTCATTAGATCCTTTTTTAATGGGTCCTGGTGGGCCAAGCCAATTGAATGCCTTTGAATTACTAGCACGCCATAGGAAGTTTCCAAGTCCAAGTGGGAAATTAAATGAAAGCTGTTCCTTTGGTACCTTCAATCCTCTTGTTGCAATCAAGTCCAGTTCACTTTGTGATGGCATCCATCGCTCAAGAACCCTTTGCTCTCCTTCCAACAGTTCCTTTCCACTGACAATTCCTGGCGCCTTGCTGGGCTTTTGCCTGAACATTCTGAATGGAGTGTGTCCAATTACTTTTCTTATTCCGTAGTATGCTGGCCTTAGTGCAAAGAATCCAGCCGTTAGTCCCGCATCCCAATAGGCAGCATTAAGTGCATTCCCTAATCTTTCCTTCTGTGCTGGCCTGTTAATTCCTTTAGGCCCAAATGTCCATGATTCAGGAACAAGTGTTGCCAACGTGGCATCCACTAAACTTGCCTGCTTGTTTGGATCACGCATGTATCCTTTCGCCTTTCCTGCCTTGCTCATGATATCGAGCATGCCTTCGTAGCCATAGTCCGCTACGCCAACTGCTATTGCACCACCTGCAACGGCACCAACTGACCTTGCAAGCCAGTTACCTTTTGAAGTTTTAAATCCTTTTCTTGCACCTTTTAAAAATTTATCTACTACAAGCTTTTCGCCCTTTACTGATCCGTATATTCCACCACCTATGTATCCTGTCATTTCAATGGCAGGGTAAGGATTAGGATTATTGGTAAATAATCCTATGTTATCACGCATATCCAATACTTCAGGTGATACGACAACAAAGTCTTTTTGTGGATTCAATCCCTCGTTGGCCATGATTTCATTTATTCCTTGCACGGCCAGATCAAGCTTTGATTCATCACCAGTCTCCTCAAATCTTCTCTTTGCAGTTTCCGCTATGTTGAGTGATAAATCACGAATACGGTCTCTTTTCTCACGGTACAGTTTGGCATCTTGAAGCTCCGCTTTTCTTTGCGCCACGTCTGCCTTGCTTTGCAGGATCCAGTTGTCCTTTCCGTATCGCCATCCAGTCTTTCCAAAAGGAATATTCCAAGCAGAACCTATGGCTGCCATTGGTATATCAGTAATCTTCTTTTGGAATTCCCTTCCAGCCATTATTTTTTCTTTTGCTTCTGTCTGTGGAACTCCGCCTTCAGTGGTCTCACCCTTGTATTCCTTGTACGCATTCTTGTGCTCAAGGAAAGGCTTGACGGTTGATTTAAATTTTTCTATTGATGACTGCGCCATTATTGCTCCAATTGTTCCAGGATATTATCTGTTATGCTCTGGGTGCTCTGTTTATTTTCCTCATGGTCCTGTGTTAAATTACCCTCTATTGAATACTTATAAGCACCATATAATTCAGCCCCTGCAATATCGTGCCTGTAATAGTTTTCTTTATCGTTGTATCGAAGTTGGTAGTACGACCCCTTGAACTTATCAATACCACTAATCTTAAATGCATCAGGTGAATGTGTCCATCCGCTTTGTTGTGAAAAGTCATAATCACTGGTGTACTCCGCCCCTTCTAGAGCGCTCAGCATGTTATTGTAGAGCTGGTTGTATATGAATGTAAATCCTTCAATAACCTGCTCCGGTGAGGTGTATACTGAATCACCGAATCCAGTCATTTTTGTTTCAGCGAATGATCTTCTAAGAACGTCCGCCAACATACGTCCAGTAGGCTGCCTGTCTCTCGCTAACGCCAGTCCAAGTGTTGTCTCGAATGTCATGAGTGCTGAACGGTCAGGGTTCTCAAGGATCATCTTCATACTATCCCACGTCACGTATTCCGCCGCTGTTCCTGGGTCAATCATTGTTTTTTTATCATCAGAATACCTAGCACCTTTATTCTCTCCGTACCTGTTTGCATGATCCAGCCACACTCCTACCTTTCCGTTTGGCGTGTCTATAAAATAGTCAGCTCGTTCCGGTACTGTACTTTCTTTTGCATAAGCACCCACTTCACTCTCGAAAGCTTTCATGTCACCGCCACTTCCTGACGTTACAGCGGCATCCATTATCTGGTTGAACAATGCAACCTTAGGTCCAAAGAACCTTCCTGCTTCACCAATCGCGCCAAGAACAACATCCCTATTTTCAATGATGGTTGGCATAATGAAGTCCGCCATTGTATCCAATGTACGTTTCAAGTACTTGGCGTACTTTAATTGCTGATCCATTTGCGCCGGTGTCTTGAATGTCGCCTGTCCACCACCTACTCCACCACTAACTTTTATTCCTTCCTTTGACGCCGTTGTGTCAATGAATGTGAATCTGTCATACCCAAGCTGGCTATTGATGTCCATGAGATTTTGAATCTCTGGACTCTTACGGTAGAAAGTCTGCAATCGCTGTCTGTCCTGAAGAATAGGGTCACCATTGCGATCAAACATCATTTCTCCCTCATCATTCTGTTTATATATATTCTCGTAGACAACGGTGAATGGTCCACTACGATCATTCATTTTATCCAGTTCGGACATGTACATGTTAAGGGCAGCGGCTCCTATTTCTCTGTCCGCCTTTCCTTTTTCCACGCCCATCTGGAATAGCGTCGGTGCCATTTGCATCCCCGCCTGTCCTACGACATCAAAGAATCCTGCCACACCTTGCTGGTCCGTCCTTCCTGACATGAGTGCTGATCCAACCTGCAATAGCATTGCAAGGGACTGCATCTTCTGCCCTTCATCGCCGTCCCCCATGATTTGCCTTATGACATCCTTATACCCTTCAATTCTTTTCAGGCTGTCATTGTCAATGAGCCCTGCGTACATGTTTGACTGCTCCAACAGGGCAGTATTGGTTGTCTCTTGATCCTCTACTTGATCGCCTGTAGCATTAACCTCTTCATGTATTTCTGTATCAGTATCAACTTTCTTATTCTTCTCCTGATCAGGAAATTTTATTAGATCATCTTCAGGAGGCTTTGTTTCTTTTGGTTTTTCTTCTACTATTTCATCTACTGGCAGCGTTTGTACTCTTTCTGGATATACACCATATGCTAAAGGTGGTGCTCCAAGAGCGATTGCCTGCTTAAATCTTCCCTGATTGCCGGCAGCAGCGTCCATGTAGTTCTTTGCGTAAGGTCGTGCCCTTTCTGCCGCACGCGTAGCAAATTCCTGCGCTGTTCCAGTCATTCTATAGGCTGACCTTGCAGCCTTGTTTAATATTGGTTTGAAAAGCGGTCTAAGAAATGGGCTCACCATTTTTAACCTCCCAAGTTCTGATAGCCCTGGTATGCAGCGAGTCCTGTTATCCCGGTTCCAACAGCCTGTGCAAGTGGGCTAGTTCCAGGCGATGTTCCCATCGCTGTCGCCATCGCACTTGAAGGCATACCCTGATAGATGTCGGAAACGAATCCTAGTCGCTGGTATGGCT